TATTTACAGTAACAACTACTAATGTTCCTGACGGAACTATTTTAAATTATACTTTATCAGGAATTGATATTACGTCAAATGATATTGTCGGAGGATCTTTGACAGGATCTTTTGTCGTATCATCAAATACTTCTTCTGTGACTATTCAAACAGCAGTAAACGAAGATGGGGATAATACTAGCGAAAGTTTAACCTTTAGTATAAATGATACTACCGCAAGTAAAACTGTTTTAATTAGCGAAACAATTTCAACAACTCCTACTTATAGAGTTACTGCTAACAAAATTTCTGTGAATGAAGGAGATTCAATAACATATACTATTATAACTACTAATGTTACTAATGGAACTGTTTTAAACTATACTCTGTCTGGAAATAATATTACATCCAATGATATTGTTGGAGGATTATTAACTGGTTCAGTAACAATTAATTCCAACAGAGGAGTAGTAAATATACAAATTAATACGGATGATGAGATAGATATTTACGCCAGAATTTTACGGTTTAGTTTAAATAATACTGATGCATATGTAGAAGTAGTTGTAAATCCAGATGAAGTTTTCCCCGAACAAGATATTGAAGATATTATTGTTCCAAAATATTCTATTTCTACAGACAAACTTTCATATAAAGAAGGAGAAACTATAGTATATACTATTAACACAGAAAACATTTCTGATGGTACTATATTAAATTACAGATTATACGGTGCTAATGTAACGGCATCTGATTTTATTTTGAATTCTTTATATGGTCAGTTTGTAATTAAAAATAATACGGCTATTGTACAAATAGGTATTGAAACTGATACTAAAATTGAAAACAATGAAACTGTAACTTTTTCTATAGATAAAACTAATGCGTTTGCTGATGTGATTATACAGGCAGATGTAATAGAAGATAATAAAAAGCCAGTTCAACCTTGTTTGAAATCTCCTATAGCTACAGCGTTAACAGATGAATCTGGTAAAATTATAAGTATAAAAATTGATGATAAAGGATGTCCCTACGTAGTTAAGCCTCAAGTGATTATTACTGGTAACGGTTATGGTGCTGCTGCTATTCCTTTACTTGATGAAAAAGGATATGTGTCGGAAATTAGAATTACTAGAACAGGATTAAATTATAAAAAAAATGTTCCTACTAATTTAAACTGCGTTATAGATTCTTTTACTATGATAAGACCAGGACAAAATTATACTTCAGAACCAACTGTTTATGTTAATGGTAATCCTAATGTAGCAAAGGCTATTGTGGAGAATGGTTTTGTTAAGGGCATAAATATTTTAGACAGAACAATTGCCTATGAGAAGCTCCCATCTGTTGTAATCATGGGTGGTGGTGGAATGGGAGCAAAATTTTTGGCAAGTTTAACTTGTTTAGATCCTCAAGACTTAGAAGCAAAAGGATACGCTAAAATTGGTACAGGTAAATATATTGATTGCCCATAATGACTAAGCCAGCGACAGGAAAAAATACAGGCACTCCAGCTGCAAAACCTCAGGGTGGTACTCCTCCATCACCAGGGGTTGCTCCTGATAGTTGTAATGTAATCTACAAAGATAAAGGATGGACGTTAGCTACTTATACAAATGATGATGATTCATCTGGATTTATTTTAACTAACGGGCAGACAGCTTTCCATTTTGATTCAAATGGAAATATGATCTTAGCTACTGGAAAACCTTTGGGTGGCTGTGGTGGCAAAGCAATTATAAGTTCTGATGAGTTTGTTCAGAAAACAGGTGCAGTTGCTATTGAAGTCACTGGAAACGATGATAAAGAAACTTCCAAAACAGACAACAAAGGAAATAGTAGCAAGCAAAAACCGCCAGCATATTCTTTAGCAGTATTTGGTGATATTGCTATCGAATCTATAGGAGGAGAGATTGGTATAAAAGGTGATAACGTTTCTATAAAAGCAAATAATAATTTAATATTAGAAGCTGGAGAAACTGTTAAAATAAATTCTGGAGCTGGAGCAGGTAATTTTAATGTCACAACTGGAAATTTTAATCTCGAATCTATAAATTTTAATAAAAAAATAACAGGTGGAGAATATTCTCAAGGATCTGGAGAGTTTAAAGTTGAGCAAACTAAACCAGGAGCAGTAACTGAAATATCTACTCCTGGTAGTATTAATTATATTGTAAATGGAAATTATACGGTTGGAGTTACAGGAGATTACAATTTAAATGTAACTGGTGGTTGCTCCATATCAGGAAAGAAGAATTATTTTCTATCTACAAAAGGAAACTATGTGGAAGAAATTGACGGCAAAAAAACTGTAAAAATAAAAGGAAAAGATCCTTACAATACTCAGCAAAAAGAAACATACGTTCTCGATGTCGCATCTCCTACCGATGGTACTGTTTCTATAAAAACAAAAGCAAATGCTGATATTACTACTACTACGTTTGGTGAAATGAAGATAGAATCATCTAAAAACATGAGCATTAGTTCAAAATCTACAGCAGAAATTAAAGCTACTGGAAGTATGACAATCAAAGGTAGACAAATATATTTGAATACGTAGACAGATACTGATGTGGCACAGGGGGTTGACAGATCAGCGATCCTGTGGTACTATAAATACATACACGGGTCGAGGAAATCATGAAAGTTCCAAATTGGCAACACCACAGCAAAAAAGAACAGAAGAGGCACCTCAAGCCCCAAGCGTTACGTAGTGCTAAGAAACGTAGACAGGCACTGAAAAACCTCTTGACAGTTACGGGTCGAATATGATACAATAAGCAGATCAGGACATGGGACTGTCGCCTATCGGTTAAGGCCCACTGCTTATAACGGTGTGAACGGGGTTCAATTCCCTGCAGTCCTACCACGGGAGTATAGCTTAATGGTTAGAGCGGGCTCCTTATAAGGGCTTAGTCTGGGTTCAACTCCCAGTATTCCCATTGGTAGTCGCTATGCAGATAGCATAGAAAGACGCCAACCCACTACTTGCGCTGGAAAGATAAACCAGAATGCCGTAGTGGTGCTGCTGGTTTAGCAATCTGGCGAATGCAATCGACTCATAATCGATGTGAGGCGAGTTCGATCCTCGCAACCAGCACTTGACAATTCATTAGCCATGTGCTATGATTGTCTCATCACCTGGGGAGGTGGTGGAATCGGTAGACACACCAGACTTAAAATCTGTTGGGCATTGCCCGTGGGGGTTCAAGTCCCCCTCTCCCTATTTCCACTAAATAACATGTAGTGGAAAATGTTATGAAATACACATTATCGCAATCATATTGTTTTTATATGGGACAGGTTGTTCGGATGTATTTCATTCAAAATATTCCATATACTTTTGACGAACTTCCTCAATTGATACAAGATCACCCTTCAGTACAAACTGAAGCTTTATCTCAAAGAGATTATGATGACGAAGATCTATTTAAATATTCTACTTATCTTGTAATGGAAGAAATGCATCCACTGATGTATGAAGTTGAATGTGTAAATCCTGAACTACTACCAAAAGATGATTGAATACTTGTTTAAGTTACTTGAAGGTAAATTTGAAAATCAATATCAAGCATTTTCCCATCCTTCTAAGTATGCATACATAAGAGTTACTCATATCAATATAGGTAATGGTCTTTTGTATGGAGAACAAGCGTATAATTATGATCTAAATACTCCTTACAGACAATTTATTTTGGAACCAATTCAAGAGAATGACTTTGTAAGAATTATAAATTATAAATTAAAAACACCAGAAGAATTCATTAATTTCAAAAATTTATATACTATAGGGCGTAAAGATTTAGAACTCAAATCTGGATGTGATATCATTTTAAAACAAAATGGTGATATATTTCAAGGTGGGTTATCTGGGTGTAATTGTATGGTAGACTGGATGGGGCGTAAAACTTATCTTCAGAATGAAATTGAGTTAACACCCACTAATTATTATGTAATTGATAAAGGATTCTGTGCTGAAAATCATCATCAGCTTTGGGGATCTAAATATGGTAGGTTTGAATTTGTTAGAATGCCTCAGTAGCTCAGTTGGATAGAGCAACGCTTTTGTAAAGCGTAGGTCGTCGGTTCGAGTCCGACCTTGGGCTTTGAAAGGACAGGAAATATCCAGTTCTTTCAAACGTTTCGGGATCATCATATCCGAAACAAACCAAATGCCTGGTGTGCCGAAGGCATTTTCGGCACCATATTGCGGGAAAGTGTAGTGGTTGCACAGGGGTCTCATAAGCCCCAGGTTGCTGGTTCGATTCCAGCTCCCGCTCCCAATCCTCTGGTAGTCTATTGGTAAGGACGGGTGGACAACACACATGGAAACTAGGTTCGATTCCTAGACAGAGGTAACAATGGGTACAACAAGGAACGTTGTATTAAATGAAGGATCCCCTCAGCCACATCGTAGATTATCGTAGGTGGACATCCTCGCCCTCATGTCGATGTGGTGAAATTGGTATACACGCTTGACTTAGGATCAAGTGCTTCGGCGTGGAGGTTCGAGTCCTCTCATCGACATCGAATTTGGTTTTTCCAAATTCGTTTTTCAAATACACGAAATCGGGAAAAATTTTCCCGCCAAAAAATCGTCAAAAAAGTCGAGGGTAAAAATATGTCTCTTCTATCGAAGAAAGATCATGAAATGGTGATCGAAGCCTTAGAAACCCTAATTAAATCTAAAGGAGAAAACGACGATAAATTTGAATATTATAATTTACTTAATTGGGTAAAAATAAAATCGAAAGAAGTTTTTTAAATGAAAATTAATCTTTGGTACTGCGAACAAATGAAACAATGGCGATGGACTCTTACAGATGATCATCGCCCAATCATTAGACAAGAAGCAGGACAACAACCATTTCTACGAGATGCTATGGAAGACGTAGCAAAAACTGTAGAATATATGATGGATTGCTCGCAATCCTAATTTTATTCCCCTGTAGCTCAGCGGTAGAGTCGTCGGCTGTTAACCGATTGGTCCCTGGTTCGAATCCAGGTGGGGGAGTTGGCGATACTGCCAAGAACCATCCCTTCCGTGTGCCTCAAATCCTCCCTTACAGGGGGGATTTGTTGTATAAATATATTGAAGAAGAAGCACACCATAGGTTTGAGTAATTATGGCTCTTACAAGACTTGATAATCTCTATTCAAGTAAAACTGGAAAATATCTATACGTATCTCCAGATGATTTTAACGCTACTGATGAACTTGATAATAGAGGTAATTCTCCTCTAAGACCCTTCAAAAGTATTCAAAGAGCCTTTATTGAAGTAGCAAGATACTCATATTTGCCAGGAAAAGGTAACGATAGATTTGACCAGTTTAGCATCATGTTGATGCCTGGTAATCACTATATTGATAATAGACCAGGATCTGTAAATGTTATTAATCCTATTCAACGTTATCTTGATGCGTCAAATTTAATTGAAGCAAATTATCAAGAAATTGTTGATCGTGCTTATGGAGAAATTGCGATTGAATATAACGAATCTACTTGGGGCAACAATTGGGTTTCTCCTGGAGATGCAGTAACAACCGATAAATCTAGGTATTTTGATTCTTATCGTTTAATTCAAAAAAATAGAGCTGATATTATAAACACGGCATATGCAACTGTATCTGCTAATCCTCCATCACCAGCTCCAGCAAATTTAGAGACAAAATGTAAAAGAGATATTGGATATTTTATAGATGCGGTTTCTCTTGATGTACTTCTTGGTGGTGGAAATACATATACTGTCAAATTCCTAAGAAATTATTTTAATTCTACTGGTGATGATTGGATAGATAATACGCTAGAAGGCGAAGTATCTCAATCAAATGCTGCTTTTATATCAGCTAGAAATGAAATGAAAAAAGCTGTAACTAATCAGCTTACTTATAAAGATACTACAATCACTGCTGATAGTGCCACTGGATCAAATCTTAGTGTCAATTCTTGTGCTAATGTAAGAACTTTTATTGACAATTTAACCACAATTGTAACGACTACTCTTACCGCTGGTAATCTTTCTGGAATTGTAGAAGAAACTCCTCCACCACTTGGTGATGGTGAGGCTATTTGTAAGAGAGATATTGGTTATATTGTTGATGCCGTAATTTCTGACTTAAAATCTGGCGGAAATAGCAATTCCGTTCAAGCTGCTAGAGCCTATTTTGATCAAAATAATTTACCAATCACTAATGGATTAATTGGTGAAGTGACTCAAGCGACATTTGCATTTAATGCCGCTAGAGACATGATGAAAAAAGCGGTTACCAATCAATTATATTCTAAAGATCTAACTTTACAAATAGGTCCTTCTGAATATGGTGGTACTGGAGCAATTCAACCTCTATCTCCATCAGGAAATCCAGATTCTTGTGTAGATGTTCAAAATACCATTACTACACTAATTGCAATTGTAACAACTGCATTAACAAAAACAACAGCAAATGATGTAGTTTCTTACTTTAATTCTATCACTGTTACTGGTGATGTTCCTATATTTAATTACAATAAAGCTCTTGAAGAATGGACTGATAATTCAATTATTGATCTTTCAAACCCTAATAACGTTTTATACAAATTTAACGCTTCTACTGGAGGTGCAATCGTACCTAGAGGTTGTTCATTAATTGGTTATGACCTTCGTAGAACTGTTGTACGTCCATTATATGTTCCAGATCCAGCTGATGCAAATCAACCAAGAACATCTATATTTAATTTAACTGGTGGCTGTTATCTATGGCAATTTACTATTAAAGATGGTGATTTATCGGCTAATTCTCCTTTATATGATGAAGTTGCTAGAGTAGGTAAAGTATATTATCAATATAATAATAGTATTCAAAAAGCAATTCCAGAATATTCGCACCATAAGATTTGTATTATGGAATATGCGGATACAGAAGAGCTTGATAATTATTATGAAAAAGTTGGAAGAGCTTTTTCTAGATTCCAACCAGAAATTGACGATGGAGAATTTGAAACACTTGTACAAGAAAACAGAATTGTAGGACCACTTTCCGATACTAGAAGAATTGAAAGTATTAAATTAGTAGAAGTATCAGGAAAAACTAGAGCAATTGCCACTACAAAAATTGATCATGGTTATTTTATTGATCAATATATTGCTATATTAAATACTGGTCTCAGCAATTCTTTGAATGGAACATTTAAAGTAACTGCTTTAGACACAGAAAATCCAAGAGTATTTGAATACGAAGTTGCTTCAACAATTAGTGCTATGGGTAATCCCGCACTAATTAATAACACTACTTATACTATTACAAATGGATTGAATTCTAATGCAGTAGCTCAAGCTGAAATTGACTCTGTAGAATCTGCTTCTCCATATGTGTTTAACTGCTCAATTAGATCTACTTGGGGTCTATGTGGTATGTGGGCGGATGGTGCAAAAGCCACTGGATTTAAATCCATGGTCGTTGCTCAGTATACTGGTGTTTCTCTACAAAAAGATGACCGTGCATTCATTCGTTACGATGAATTTACCAATACGTGGAATCAAGCTCCTTTAACTAGTGCTTTTGCATCTATTCCTTATCATACAAAAGGAGATGCATATTGGAAAGATGATTGGAGAAACTTCCACATTCGTGCTTCTGATGATTCTTTCATTCAGTGCGTTTCCGTTTTTGCGGTTGGCTTCCACGATCACTTCTTAATGGAATCTGGTGGTGATATGTCTATCACCAACTCTAACTCTAACTTTGGTAATACTTCTTTACACGCAAAAGGATTTAAAGGTTTTGCTTTCAACCAGGATAAAGGTGGATACATTACTGATATTGTTCCTCCTAAAGTTGTTAATGAAAATAAGCAAAGCAAAATTCAATATTACACATTAAATATTCCTGCTTCAAGAAATGAAAGTAATCATACGAAGCTGTATCTTGGAGTAGACACTGCAAATGATCCTAATACTAAACCAGCTGCTAGTGTATCTGGTTATCGTCTTGGATCTAGAGCAAATGAAAAACTATATGTTAAATTAGATATTGGAACTTGTTATTCTACTTTAGATCCAACTGGATATAAAATTTACACATCTTCTATTTCTACATTAGATCCTGGTGGAGTAGATTCTCAATATAAGAGAGCAACTTTATTCACGATTAATACTGGCAATGGAACTACTGATCCTCATCAATTTGAAACTGGAACTCCTGTAAGACTTGTACCTAGAGCAAAAGCTAATACAAATCCAGATAAAAAATTAATCAGACTTCCAAAAGGATTTGAACCAAATAGAACCTATTATGTTATAGCTCCAGGAAGAACCACTCAACCACATGATTTTTCTTCTTCATCATCATTCAATAGTTCGGCACAAACTAAATTATTGCTAGCTTCTACTAAAGAAAATGCTACTGCTGGAATATACATCTATTCTTCAGAAACTGCTGCTATAGATTCTAATGTAGAAATCGAAGTTCATCAATATCTTTTGGATGAAGTGTATGATTTACATAGGTATACTTGTAATTTTGTTAATGGTGCTTCTCAAATAGTAACTACTGATGTAAATCATGTTTTTGACTTACCTAATGCTTCAGTAACTCCTCAAAAAGTATTTTTTAGAGTAGCATCTGATATACAAGGTTCTACTTTGCCTTCTATAACAGGAGTAGGACAAATTCTAACAAATAGATTTTATTATGTTAGGTATGTTTCCCCTAATCAGTTTACAATTCATAATACACATGCTGATGCCATTTCTGGAAATGCATTAACATTTAATGGAGGTGGTAATTTCTATGTATATGCAGACAAGAGAATAAGCCCATTAAGATTTGATCCAAGTTATACAGATGCTACAAATACTACTGGATTGTGGTATTTACAAGTTAAAGATGACTCTTCTGGAGCTACTCCAAGATCAGACAGTATTTTAACTAGATTCCATGATGTAAATGCATATGGACCAAGTTCTAACAAAATTAGAACTTTAGATACTTGGTTTAATAGAATTAATGACGATAGATCTGAGGGAGATAGAGTTTATCGATTAAGATATGTAATTCCTAAGTACTTAGAAACAGTTCGTGATCCATTAAATGGATTTACCATTAAATTAAGAACAGATGAAAAGAGAAGATTAGTACCTCAAAAATTTGTATTAGTTCCAGTTGGAAGTGCTCCAGGAATAGCTCAAATAGAGAATCCTATACAACCTGCGGAAAAATTAGGATATAGTGCCACAGTTTTAAAACAAACTTATGGAGTAACTTCAAATTATGATCCATATTTAAATCCAGCAATTATTGATAGTGCTAATACAGCAAGTGGTGTTTCATTTTCAATTCAATCTGCTAGAATAGTTTCTGTTTCTGGAGCTGATAGACTAGAATTAACTGTTTTTGATCATAATATTAATTTAGATGGAATTAGAGGCGAAAATTTTGTTGTAGTAAAAATAAGTGCTCCTTCTGGAGGAAGTGGAACTTTTACTTCAAATAAAAATTTATCCAATTCATCAAATGCCATCACTTGGGCTGGTGCTGTAAATGGAACTGGAAATGTTCAAGGATATTTTATTGATGGATCAAATCACTATCTAGTAATCAAAAATGTTTCTAGTGATGGAATTAAATATAATCCATCTATCACAACAACTTTTACACAAGGTAGTGTAACAGCAACATTGCTTGCAAAACCAAATAGTGTTGGAGATTCTTTAGGTAGAGATAAATCAAGTAGAAAAGATTTTCTTTACAGAATTGACGGAGCTAATGTATACACTGTAGTTCCTGGAGATACGGTAACAATAGGATCTAATCAATATAAAATTACTAGTGTTACAGACATTGGTGATATTGTAGACACATTCTATATTTTTGATATTGAACAAATTCAAAGACGAATTCCTGGTCAACAAGATGGAGTTTATTACTTAACATGTGTTAAAGGAAATATTTCTCCATATCCAACTGGAGCTGGTGTTGGCACTAATTTTAGAGATTATAAATTCTCTCAACCAATTTCTCAACTATATCCAATTAACTATAAGAATGACCCAGTATGGTTTAAACAAATAAAATCATCATATAATGATGTACCAAATACTGTGTCTGTGGCTGACAATTACATACATGGTTTAGTATTTACGGATGATTCTAAAAAGAGTGAAACGAAAGAAGTAGTGTATGAATTAGTAGCACAACCAGCATTAAATAGAAATACATTTGTAAAATCTGAACAACTATCTACCGCTACAATAAACCCATCTGCTGGATCTAATATCATTGAAGCTCAAGTAGGAAACGCTACATCAGGAGCAGAAAATAGAAAGATTCCTATTTCAGGAAATTCTGATTATCCGACAGAAAAGAGATTATACGTAGAACTTCGTAGACCATCTATTGCACGTTCTGGAAACCACACCTTCGAGTATCTTGGTTTTGGTCCTGGTAACTACTCAACTGGTTTCCCACTACGTCAAGATGTTGTTTTAGAAGATGCTCAAAACTTCTATGCACAATCTAAAAAAGAAGATGGCGGTGTAGTATTCTATACTGGATTGAATTCTAATGGCGATCTTTACATTGGTAATAGAAAAGTTAACGCTATTACTGGCGAAGAAACATATCTAGAGCAAGCTGGATTAGTAGAGTCTGCTGATGAAGATACTGGTTCTCTTGGTGGCATTGTAACCACGTTCCCAGATCCAGTAACCTTTAACGATAGAATCACAGTTGAAGGAAATGCAACCTTCAATAATCCTGTCGAAATAAATGTGGAGCCAAATGAAGGCGTTCCTTTAAGAATTTATAGTGCTGTTAGTTCTGATGATGATCAGACATTATCTAGAACTAATTATCCAAATAATCAAGATGGAGATATTACTTTAGGTAAAAATAGAATCAATGCAGCTATTTTTAGCATTTCTCCAAGACAACAATCACAATTAAATGGTCAACCATATACATTTAGAACTCATTATGTAGCATCACAAGGACCAACTAATATTTCTCCAGATCAAACTGGCAAGTTTAGTGTAAATCAAATAATACAATATAGTAATTTACATAGACCAATTGCTGGAGATGTTTTATTAAAAGGTAAAGAAGTCGGTCTTTCTGGATCTTTAGGTTGGATATACGCAAATTATTATACAGAAATAGCTGATAATGATATTCAAAATATCACAAGTGATGGAATTTATGTTACCATAAACTTCAAAACTGGCATTAAAAATAATGACAAATATATATCTCCTGGGTCTCAAATTAGAATTTCTGCATTCACTCCTTATCCACTTTTAAATGGAACATGGACAGTTCTTACGAATGATTACAACGCTAATTTTGGATTCTTTAAAATTTCTATTCCGTCAGTTCCTGCAAGTGGTCAACTATACACTTGGCAAAATGGATATAAGATGGAAGTATCTAGATCCAATTGGAAAGAAATTGGTGTAATTGGATCTGAATCGATAAGAACTAATACTGAAATATTTGGAGATTATAAGGTAGGAATTAATACTCTTGCTAGAGCTACTGATACTGGTTATCAAACTTCATTTATTGAAGATACTACTGCTCCAAGAGCTAATTTAGATATTGTTGGTAATCTAATTATTAGTGGTCAAACTACTAACGTTACTGTTTCTGGTGGAGTACAACAAAAAACAACTACTAATTTAAATAATGCTCTGGTTGTTGGTGGTAACAGCCTGTCCCTTGATAATAGTGCTATATTTAGAGTATCCAGTACTTTACCTGTAGATTCTTATGTCGGCACTCTAGGAAGAGTGTCAATCAATGCTAGCATTGAAGATTTAACTTTAGCAACTGCTTTTAATGGCAAATCCAATTTCTTTGTTCGTGGTAATAGTTTCTTTGCTGGACCTTTAAAAGTAACTGAAGATTTAACAGTTTCTAGTAAAGTTGATACAACAAATACATCTATTACACTATTTGATACTCCTACAACTACAGTTTTTGCGAAAAATGTCACTACTTTACAAATAGGTAATACCACTACAAATTCACAAATAATTGATATTGGTAATTTTAGTGTTTCTCAAAATATTGAAATCGGAGAATTAGCAACTTTAACTTCTTTAAAAATACATGAAAATAGTCAAAATTCTGTTGTAAGAATAGGTACAGTACAAAATAATGAACCATCTAATGTATCTTCTGTTATTATTGGTGGAGCTTTTTCTAATTCTAATAGTGTATTTAATATAAAAAATAGATTATTACGTGTTGATGGTAATATTGAAGTTGGATCTGGATTTATTTCTGGTGCTACTGGACAAATAACATCTTTTAACAAATTCTTTGAATTTTTGTCTAACTCATCTGCTCCATCTGATGTTAAAATAGCGAGAGGTGCATCATCTTTAAGTTTAGGAGCTGATGCTGGTAACACAACTATTAATAATAGCCTACAAGTAAAAGGTTCTAGTAGGATAGAAGGAAATATTGTACTAAATGGAGGACTTGGAGCTGGCGCATTAAATGTCAGAAGAGGACAATTTAACACTCCAGTTTCTTCTCATTTGGCAGGAGATTTGAATGATTTGAATATTGATGTTTACCGTTCAGTACTTATACAAAATGAGATTGATACTCAAGGTACTGGAAATTGGCAATCAACTAATTTATATTTACCTTTAGGTTCTATTCCATTGTCAAATGATATTACTCAAGGGTCTTACATTTTAATTGATAGAAGTTCTACTAATGCAGCTGAATCTGAAATTGTTCGTGTAATAGAATTAACTAATTTATTTAATATCAATGATCCAGAAGGTCTTCGAGTAAAAGTAGAAAGAGGAGCAGATGGCACAACAGCTAGGACACATCCAGATCAAACTCCTATTGTAAGATTAGATAAATCTGATAATGTAAGTTATCTTACATCTCCATTAGGATTAAATACCGCTGGAGCATTATCACTACTTAAAACAGCAGAATTTGGAGGATCTTTAAATAATGGTGATTATATTAGAATCAATGATTCTGAAATAGTTAAGGTTGAATCTATAAATCTATCTTTATCAGAAATACAATCACTCAATATAAATGATGGCGGTGGAAGTTCTGCTGTAACATTATTCAATGTAGAATCTACAACTGGAAATACTTTAATACGAGGTAAAACAGACTCATATAACTCTATAAAATTACATGGTTCTGTAGTTGAAAATGCCAAATCATTTAAAATTACTGATGGTGCTATCACAACTACTTCGGAAATTTCTAATACTGTATCTGGAGGAACATTTACATCAAGTCAAATAACATCAGGTACAACTTATACCACAGGTCTTACTACTAATCCGCAATTATCTTGGTCTTTTGGCACATTACCTACTGGATACAGTATTGCAAGTTACACTATTTGTTTAGAAAATCTTAGTGTTTCTGGGTCTTCTGGAAAACCAAATATTCTTTGGATGATTACTGAACTACCAAATACTACTACATCTTTTAGTGCAAACGCAACCTCAATTCCTCTTGGTGCTGTAATACAAAGAAATTATATTGGAGTGGCTGGGTCTACTGGAGTTAATTCAATCGGATATACAGCTCCTCAACCGCCAACTAATAGTATTCATAATTACAGAATATCTGTCAGTGCTGTTTTAAGTGGATCTGGAAATACTCAAACAAATAGTATTTTAACCAAAGTAATCGATTTTAAGTATGGTTCTGGATTAGAAGTTTCTGCAGGTGGAGCTAATTTTGTTCCTAATAATATTATTATTACAAAATCATATAGCACAGACACTTCTATAACAACATTTTCTGTAGATAGTGCTACAGGAAAAACAAACATTTATGGTAATTTAAATGTAGGCAAAAATTCTAATTATAATAAATTAACCGTAAATTCTGAATTTGGACATGTTACCCTGAATGGGGGTAATTTAATTATCAAAGATTCATCTGGATCTTCTGATAGATTAAACCTTCAGAATGGCACTGGAAATTTAACAGTGTATGGCAACTTTGTAAGCACTGCTATCGAAGGAACTAATAGATTTGATTCTGAGTTGTTAGTTAACGGTGGAAGTATAAAAATTAATAGAGGAACGCCTTGGGCTTCTGGAATTTCTGTTGCTACAGGAGATTATATTCATACAGATGCTAACACATATAAAGTTATAATTGGTGGAAATTTGGGCACTAATCCTCCTACCACAACCAGCACAGCATTATTCGATAATGGTACTGCTAGATTACAGTATTATAAACACTATAGTATAAATTCTAGTGGATCCATAGATTTTGCTGGAATTGATGGTTATTATACTGGTTCTGGTGGTAGACGTTGGGATTATGTTAATGTTTTATCTGGTGATGGTGGAATTTTAAAATCTAATATAAATTATTTTGTAAATCCAAATGCAACCGTATATGTTAAGTTGCCCGTGAATCCAATAAATGGTGATATGATAAGATTTGTTGATTTAGGTGGAAATTTAAAGTATGATGTTAAATTAATTATACGAGCTAGTACTGGAGTTCCAATACAAGGAGATACTACTAATACTTCAGCTCCAAATACTATTAGCCTTACTCAGCACAACGGAGGAGAATTAATTGTGACAACACCAAACGCAGCTTTAGGATTAATATACGCTGGTTTAAATGAAGAAGGGCAAGTCGTAGTTCCTAGTGACAAAACTGGCTGGTGGTTAGTGGAGATCTGACACAATGGCAAACTACGGTAAACTAAAAACTATGAAAGCTGCCGCTATCGGCACTATTATACCTTGGGTTGGAGGTTCTACGGAAATACCTAAAGGATGGTTAATGTGCGATGGGAGTTCTATCCAGGCATCTAGATACCCTCTTTTAGCTCAAACTATTGGAAATACATATGGGGGAGCTACTTTTACGGGAAACTTCCCAAATTATTCTGGTAGTATTACTTTACCAAAAATTGTGTCTAGACCATTAGTTGATATGGATGTCGGTTATTTTGGCGGAGGAGCTTTAGGCACAAAAAGGCAACAAATTGATACGACAGAAGCATTAGATATAGTATCTCAATTTATTGGGACTGGAACTGGTTCTACTGCTGGAGTAAATACAGTTGTATCTGTTAATGGTAGTACAATGGTTGTAACACCAGAAAGTGGAATTGCTTTAACTACTAATGATATTGCTCCACTTTCTATGGTTGGAACTTCTCCTAGTAGAGCACAAGTATCTGGAGCAGGAAATAAAAATCCATCTGTTGCGTGGTCTTTTAATACTAATCAATTTCCAGCTGGTGTTGCCATTTCTAGTTACACTATATTATTAGAAGATCTTGCAGAAAATATTAATGGTCAAAACTCGATATTATGGTATTTGACAAATATTCCAGTAGGTACAAATTTTATCTCCGCTAATGCTACTACTCTTCCTTCTGGAACTTCTATTAGAACAAATTACATAGGAGGAATAGGAACTGCTGGAGTAAGTGCGGTGGGATATTCTGGACCACAACCTCCAATTGGAGAGTCTCATACATATCGATTAACTGTAAGTGCATCATTATCTGGAGCAACTGCTTCTGTATTAACTCAATCTTTACAATTTAGATATCCAACTCCAAATGCAAATAATCCTCTTATAGAATCTTTGTCTAATCCTAGATTTGCCGATAACAGAAATATTGTACTTGGTAATACTGGATCTGTGGCGGCAGCTTCTGACATTGATAACAGTATAACAACTAATTGGGATGCTCCTACTGACATATTATTTGAATATGCAGTTGATGGTGAATTTTCTGGAACTATTACTGGAGCTAGACTTGATGGTGGATATGGAGCTACAACTGTGTATACTGCTCCTAGAAAATTAGGAAGAAAACATATGCAATCGCATACTCATCCAGGGAGTGTCCCATCAATTGGTGGGATAAATGAACCTAAACCTGGAGGTGGAGTATCTTGTTCAAGAGAAGTTTCATTTAAAGCAGCATCTCCAGCGTTTGATGAATTTATTCCTCTTGTGCCTTTCAGTGGCTCACCCCCTCAAACAGATGTAACTTATGAAGATGTTCCGAACCCTAATTCTAATGCTGTGGGAGACGGAGTAACTTCTGTAGTTCTTGCTAACATTTCTACGGAAGCTAGTACTTTAAAACCTTATGGTTGCACTTCTCATCCTATAGCTTATTGGTTTGGTAGTGATAAAACATTTTCTCAACCTTATGGTACTCCATCAAATCCACTAGTTCAACAAAAAGAATTTGAATTGAAAGATGACGTTTCTTATGGTTTGGGTGGAAAGGTGTTTTTAGAAAATATAAATTATGACCCAGGTGGAGCTGGAAGTGGAGATGAACACAAACCATATAAAGTTTCTTTTAATACATCTGCTATAGATTTTACAAGAAATAATCCTATAGGTTCGTCTACTACAGTAATAGAACCTCATGATCATGGACAATTTGACGTTGAATATACTAATGGATCTTTAAGAATGCCTACTGTTATTACTGTGAATAATGTAATTGCTGATCTTCAACCAAACAACTTACCAGAAGCACTAAATATTAATATTAATATAAGTAGTCCTAATTTATTAGTTATGTATTTAATTAGAGCTTACTAAACATGGCAAATTACACAAAAGAAAAAAGTAAATATGGTGGAATGGTTGGAACCATTCAAATATTTGCTAGTCAATTACCCCAGCAAAATTCTCCTAATAATAGTACTTTTAAATCTTTATTGCCTGCTGGATTTTTGCGTTGTGATGGCAGTATTTTATCTGCAAAAGATTATCCAGATTTAGCAGAAGTTATTGGAATTGGAAAAGCATGTAGATATGTAAAAGATACCATTACTTTAGAAGATGATGAAATACAATTGCCAGATTTAGGATCAAAATATATTGTAGCTGGCGCAGGAGCTGGAATATATGATGATATATTTTTGCGAGATGGAAAAACATATCATGTTGGGGCAGAATTTGATGTATCTGCAAATGTAGCTGAAACTGAAACTATAACGTATAATGGAAGATTTATTGTTCAAGGACCACCAAATCCAGTATTATTGGGCGGAAGTCCTTTGTATAAAACCTCTA